GATAGGTTTGCGTATCTGAGCATCGCGGTCAACCAAGTTGGCATAATACCAATCATAGCCCTCGCCGCCCTCCATATTGGCAGTAAGATAATCCGCATCATAAATATTTTCGTGATCCAAGCCATCAATATGGTCAACCGTATCGCGCCAATCAGATAGCGGAAAATAAGCGTCAATCCCTACCGCATCAATATTGGCATCGGCCCACAATGGATCGAGATGAAAGTTTACATCACCGGAGCCATCTTGGGGATGATGACCAAAATACTCTGACCAATCGGCGGCGTAAGTTAGCTTGGTACTCGCGCCCAATACAGAGCGCACATCTGCAACCAATGTCCTTAGCGCATCCACAGCCGGATAGCTATTCCCTTCTCCGCGCACTGTGGTCATGCCTCGCATTTCAGAGCCGATAATAAATGCATCCACTCCGCCAGCCACTTGCACCAAATGGGCATAGTGCAAAATCATCTGGCGATAGGATTTTTCATCCGGGCCAGAATAAGACACGCCCGTTGCACTTCGCGTAAAATCATCGGCGCTAGATATGCCAAAAAATGTATGTACCTGTGTTGCCGCCGCATCCGTTTTATCCACCGTCCCAGATACGTTCGGTGCAGGATCACAGGTAATGCGGCCACGCCAAGGAAACACAGGTTGGCCTTTGCTGCCGCCCGTACCGCCGTAAGGATTTGGCAATGCATTACCATCCGCAATATCCATCAAAATAAACGGGTACAAGGTCACTGAAAATCCACGGGACTTTAGCGCCTGCACGGCTTCTATGACAGATGCATCACTGGGCGTACCGCCGTACACCGGACGTTCATCAAGCTTGGAAATCAAGTAGGCATCGGTACGTGTTTCGTCGCCGACCTGCCAATTCCCCGGTTTGTCAATACGGTCACGGCTTTCTACACCGGGTCTAAGTTTGCAATGAGCAAGCCGCAAATCATCACCGAACCAACTCACCACCAAAGTCACATGTGTACAATTCGGCAGTTGCGCTTGTAACTGATCCAACGCCGCATCCATGTCGGATTTTCCGGTGAGGTTATTCATATTAACGGCGCGACTGGTACCAGGCCCAAGGCGTTCTTCTGTGATGGAAGTCGCGTAAGCAAACTCACCCGAACCAGGGATTAAATCTACCCCGCGCACTAAATTTTCAAGGCGCAGTTCATCATTGGTGCGGTTGGGTGTACGCAGTATTTCAAAATTGAGCTGCGGCAAGCGCGTACCAAAATCATCCAAAGGCATGTCTTCGAATACCATATAAGCGGTGCCTCGAAATGCAGGTATATCCACGCCTTCAATTTCTGCAATCAAAGGGTCGGGTGATTGATCATCCCTGCCTCTATACAAGCGCGTATTCAAATTATTGGTCTGGAGCGGTTGGCCATTAGCCCAAATCTGCCCAACATCCAAAATTTCGCCCTCACACAAACCCACAGCGAAACTAAGCGTATAACTAAAAGTCCGTGTACTAGGGCCACCTTTACCGCCGCGTTTTTCTTCACTCGCTATTTCCTTGACACGTGCCGCCCAGATCACTTGCCCTGCAATCCGTGCACGACCATAAACCCGTGCCATAGGCGCACCGTCTTGAGAAGATTGGATGTGCAGGGTTTGCAAGCGAGGGCCCTCAAACACTCGGTTGTCAAAAGCGTTGGTAATAGCTTGCCCCGCATAAGCAACACCAATGCGCCCTGCCGTCTGTAATAGTTGGCTGCCAAAAGTTTTGCCAGCAGTAAGAAGTATATTGGACATATCAGGTCTCTATATTTGGAAATGAATAGGCATAGGCACGCCGACGCACCCAATAGGGCGCCAAAAATGACCGGGTTACTGCTCGCCCCCAATAGGCATGTACGATTAAATCAGGTTCAATTAAAACTGCCATATGTTTGGCGGGCACTCCCGCCTGCATGCGAAATAATAAAACATCGCCAGGACGAGCCATTGTTAATTCTATGGGGTCGAGATAATGATCCGAAGCATCACGAAGCGTTTCTTCGCCGCCTACTTCAGCCCAATCGGGGGTATAGGGCGGAAGGGTTACAGGCTCCGATCCATACAATTTTCGCCAAATTCCCCGCACCAACCCAAGGCAATCACAGCCTGCATTTTTAGTCGAGCACTGGTGTTGATATGGTGTACCGACCCAGCTGAGCGCTTCGTCAATTATTCTCTGACGAAAGATGGTTTTTTGTATGATCAGTAGCGGCCCATTAATAACGGGAAGTGCCGTCCTTATTGTCACCCACTCGCGGTGCAGCATAGGCAGCATATTCGCCGATCATATAAGGGAAACCACGAAAATTTACGGCGTTATCAAATTGCGATTGGCAAGCTTCGTAAGTGAGCGGGCACACCTTACCTTTTGGAAAATCATCCGCATTCAAACCGCACCGACTATCGCCAAAACTTGCATCACATCCCCGTGCAAAGACCCGACCTGTAGCCCGCTCTAAAACGGCAGCATGACCGACCAACTCGGCTTCAAAGTGCCCGTCATTAATTTTAATTTCACCTAGTTTACCAGCCCAAATCAAACCACTTACATTTGGTTGCATCCAGTTTACCCTGTTAATTTCAACCACAGCACTGTCATATTTTCCAGCGCGGATATCGCCGTCGGTTATCACATCAGAACTGAGTAAACCCTGCACCGAAGAATTATCAAGCGCGAAGCCAAGACGACTATCTATATCAGACGGGCTGAAACCTGATGCAGCCTGATAAGTAACACCGGTAATAATCAAGTCTTGATCATGATCGGTAAAACCAAAAACGGCACCATCTGTGCGTATCAGCTTCCACCCCCAACAAAGTGGTGTAGCCTCGCCGCTAATATACGCTGCAAATTCAAGGGAAAAATCACGCATTTGTATTAATCTCGATCAGGGAAACATGAACGGCACCTCCGGCCCCGAAGCTCTCTAGTGATGTCATCAACTGGTCAGTATCAAAACGCACGGGTACGTCGAATTCAAATGCGGCAGTAATCACCACACCGCTCACTGGCGGCGTATTAAACACGATTTTACCCGTCGTATTATCAACATTAAATGCGGTCGTTAGCGTAGTGCCCAGTTTTATAATAAGTGTTCCGGCTTTGGGTTTTGTGATGTTTCGCTGCCACGACCCAGCGATGTCAGTATAAGCTTTGGATAACTGGAATTCAGTGGTTAAGCCATCACCTGTGCCAATTTCGCCGTCGACTTTATGATCCATAGGATCACGAAATCTAAAACCGTGAAGCTGTCCGCGCCTGGCTTCGAAAAAAGCAATCAAAGCCTGCATATCTTCCAAACTTTTAACCCCAACCCCAACATCATACCGGCGGCGAGAATTAGCTTGGGCAGTATTACGTTGCTCGTGCCCGTTAGCCAGCGTAATAATTTCCGTTTGGCGTATCGGGCCGCCGTTAGCCCCAAAAGCAAGCGGCAGAGGGAAGCTGACATCGTGAAATGATGACATGATTATGTCCTTACAAATTTGCTAAATAAATTTTTGGCCGTGCGCCACAGCGCGCGCCAAGGAGGTTGAAATTTGACCTTGTGATTTCTGGAAACTACCCGCGTCGTTCACACCCGTAATATTCATGACGATGTTCAGCGGGTTTGTGGATTGCGCAGAACCACTGGATTTCACACCACCCGAAAGCACTGCCTGTAAAGGTTCTAAGATCAACTCTTGAATTGCCAATGTAGCCAAATCTCGAGAGATAGCAGCCACCATATCACGAAAGGAAAACTCACCACTGCGAGCGGCTCTTTCAAGCGCCTGTGCAATACGCTCACTCGCTTGTTCAAAACCTTGTGCAGCCAACTCGGCAGCATCTTTGGCTGGCCCTTCAGCAAAATCGCTAAGTGCCTGCTCGGCTTTTTCTGTATCAATCATGCTTATCTCTTTTTTGGTTCTCATCAGGGTAAGTGTTCATCAATGTAGAAAGATCCGTGCGCGCTAACCCTTGTTCACCGTTACGAGCCAGCAATGCCAACCAATCACGCACTGACATTGCCCAAAACTCGGCAGGCGATAGACCAAACCCGCGCACGGCAGTTTTGAGCCACAAATCAAATGGCCATTCAGACGGTCTTTCCGTCATGAAAAAGTTTCCTCAAACAAGGTCGCAATAGCCGGCATATAGTCCATAGGTTTGGCGCGCTTTATCATGTGCGGAACGCTAACATCACCCTTATGGTCTGCCACGCACATCAAACATTCTAGCAAAGTTAGGGCTTCGGAATTGCTACGGGTTTTAGTACCAAAACTTCTAATTTTTTCGGCCAATGCCAACGGCCCTTTCACGTCAAGCCGTGCCTCGATTTCTGCCAAACTGCCAAGCGTCAGGCGCAAGCGATAATTACGACCTTCAATTTTTATGGCCACATCGCCCTTTTGATAACCGTTCATTACAGCGCTGTGAACACGGGTTTACCCGCACTGACCAATTGCAGTTCGTAACTGGCTTCACCTTTATAACTACCCGCATACATCAAGGTCGAGATTAGGAAATCGCCCGTAATAACGCCAAAATCCGGAATGATAATTTCGTAAGTTTTGGCACTTTGCTCGAAGAAACTTGTTCGTACCAATGCGTCTGATGCGCTGTCTCTAAAGATACCCTCGCCGCCGATTTCTACGGATTTCACCCCGGCACCCGGTAGAAGTTCCTGCCATGCCTCTTCGCTTTCACTATGGGTAATATCAATAGACTTTGCGTTAAATTTAAGGGTCTTGGTACGCAGCCCGGCGACCGTAACGAATGCGCCTTGGTCATCTTTGATTTTGACGAGCATATCCCGCCCGCGTTGTGCAGCCATATCGGCCTCCTATTATTTGGTGTGGTATTATGGTTGAGTGGTGGCGTTAAGCCGGATAATGCCGTGCAGTGTGTGCCCATCCGGTGCCCGAAATTGGTCGGTAAAAATTACATTGGCGCTAACCAAATGACCTTCAGCCAACTGCCAGCTCCCGCTCTCTAGCGCGCCTGATACGGCCTGCAACATGGCCATGGTTTCTGCCCGTCCGCCGTACCGAGACCACAAATGCAAAGTCAAATTATGAGCGGTCATAGGGCTTTCATCTCCGCCAACATCTGCGCTTCGCATAGGGCCGTAAGTCAAATATGGATAAATCGGGTCTTCAGGCGCATGGTCATATAACCGCGCCTCTTGTCCTAAAACGCTTTGCACGGCAACGTTACCGCTGAGCGCCAAATGTATGGCTTTGGCCAGAGCTTGGGCTTGATTGATGTCGCTCATTGTTCTTCCTCCTCGCAAATCAAATGCAAACGCTCGCGGCGTAAATCCGGGTCAGATGCAGTGAGGACACGCAAAGTACGTTCCTCCCACAGCAACCGCGCCCGCTCTGGGAAATCCCGCTGCCAGCGAATTGTGACCAAGTAAGTTTTTGTGATTGTGGCACGGCCATTTTCAGTGCGTTCTGTCGTTGTATTGGGTTTGATATGTGCCCAAGCTTGGCCGGATAAAACCCAGTTCGTCTGCACGCCGCCAAATTCATCCGGCTTAGTTTGCGGTACATAAATACCGATCCGGGTGCGCAAATTTCCGATCATAACTGCACCAAACGATAAGGTGCGAGCAGCGCGTCCACCATTATCGGTACGGCCGGGCTTTCTGACATTTCGCGAAACTCATAAGAATGAGCAAGCAGTAACAAAATGGCCTGACGGATTGGAAGGGGTATATCATCCGGTGTGTCGCCATAACCGGCCGTAAATTCGGCTTCCAACGTTACAAACTCGACTAGGTAATCCGTCCAGTTTTTATGGGGTTTCAAGTTAATTTGAGCCGGATCCCGACGCTTCGTGACAGAATAATCACTGGCCGGAACATCAACTGCTTGGTCGTTTTCCGCGACTAATGTCAACCGTGCAACACTGAGCAATGGTGGACGCGGCAGAAGAATACATTTGCCAGATGGCACGGTGCACCGATAAATAAAACTGCGACTAATTAATGTCCGGCCAATCATATTTTCAACTCGGTGGCGAGCCGTTTTGATAAGAGTTTCTATGAGCGTATCTTCATCCGCACCGTCAATACGCAAAAAGATTTTGGCGTAGGCAAGATCAATCGGCTCCACCACAGGGGTAGCCAAGTCTATTAAGGACATAATTTTCTCAATGTTAAAAATTTATAGAGTGGCTGTCCCTGAACAAGGGGAAAGAACAGGGACAGCCTGCTTGCCACGCAAGTGCTTGCGCGGCAGGTCGTGCGAGTGAGGGAACTAGCTCGCAGCGAATTTCAGAAGCTTGATGGCATTAAAATCTTGAATACCGCCACCAACGCGCTTGGTCGTGTAGAACAGGACATATGGTTTGGCAGAATAAGGATCGCGCAATACCCGTACGCCTTGACGGTCAACAATCAGATAACCACGGCGAAAATCGCCAAAGGCAACTGAGTAACTATCAGTTGCAATATCCGGCATGTCTTCAACCTCAACCAAAGGATAGCCTAACAAAGATGACGGCTGTCCAGCTGCCTGAGCCGGTTGCCATATGTAATTGCCGTCTGCGTCTTTGAACTTACGCAGAGCCCCAACCGTGCGGCGGTTCATCATAAAACTTGCACCTGACCGGTAACGGGGTTTGGGCGCATAGATCAAATCAATCAACGCATCAATCGGCGCGGTACTGTCGAATGCGGCGTCTGTACCCGTAGCCACATAACCGACATTACCCCAAGTATGGGATGCTTCTTCAACATTGGTGTAGTTCAGTATACCGCTAGGTTTATTGATGCCATTACCATTGGTAAAAGCCGCCGTTTCTTGCGCTGCAAACACATCACGGACTTCATCAGCCAACCATTGATCCACATCCGCGACACCGTCGTCGAGTAGAATTTGTGTTGCAGCTGGCATTGCATAAAGCTCCCCAGTAGGAAAATCCAACAATTCCATTTGCGGCACAGTGGTTTCTGGGCGGGCATCGGTTTCGCCGGCCCAACCCGAGGAAGCACCGCCGATACTTACTGGTTTTTTAAAAGCGCCTGCACCAATACGCCGGATGCTGGCGATGGAACGAAACGGTGAAGTTTCGCTCAATGCTCGGTCAATGCGACTTTCGGTTTCAGCCGGAGCTACATAACCGCCTTCTGCATCAACGCCTGCGCTTAGACCTTTGCTTTCTAATGCGATCAAAGCACTACCGTCTCCAGTACGGATATAAGACGACCAAGCAGATTTAGCCTCGCCGTCTTCAGTGACTGCACCGAGTTGCGGCTGGGCGTTTTTGATGGACAAGCGTTCTATACGGCTTGTTTGTTGATCAAGTGCCGCATTCAAACGCTCTACTTTATCGGTCAACAGAGTGTCAGCCGATTGCTTGGATTCTATCTCTGCAAGTCGTTGATCATTTGCATTTTTAAATGCTGCGAAAGTTGCAGAAAAATCAGCCTGGGCAGTTCGTAGCTCTGCGGATTTTACCATTTTTGTTTCCTTGTGAGGGGTGGTTTTGGAATTTCTCACATTATACTCCTGTGTGAGGTTAAGTGTTCCCGACCGGATTGACCAAGAGGGAACAGATCGTCGATTTGGGTAATTCGCGCAGTGCGCAACATTGGGAAGGCGACGATAGAAACCTCCCAAATATCAAGTTCAATGAGTTCACGACCAATGCCTAATGTGCGGCTTCTGGCAGTGTGGTAGCCGATAGACAAACCACTGAGAGCACCGCTACGCACCAAACGCGCAATATGGTCAACGCGAGGTTCGCCAAAAAAAATATCACCTGAAACAAACAGTCCCGTAGCGTCCTCAAACATGCGGTGCCACACACCGATGGGTTCTTTGGTTTCGTGGGCAAACAGCATAGGTATCCGCCCATTTTTCAGGGATAATAAGCTGCCGGAGAATGCACCTCTGCGGACAATGTCACCACCTAGGTCTTTTTTACCAAAGAGGCTGGCATAGCCGGATATACGCATACGCTCCGCATGCGGCTGGTATTTGATGTTCATGATATGGGTCTTTGTTTAGTTTTGGTCCTGATCGAGACGGTGCTCTATGCGTTCCAGAGACTGCCTTGCCATGGTCATTTGTTCTTCCATGCGGGCAATACGTTCGGCCATTGGTGGGCTGGTCATTGTTGTTTTTTCTAGGTTCTGCAACCGGGCTTCAGCCGCACCGCCCCACATCAGGGCACCTGCGCTTTGAATAGCCAAAGTCACTATAATTCCGATACCGACTGTCCGGTCAAATTTAAAGCCGTTCATTGCACCGCCTCAATCGGTAAGCCTGCACGCTCTCGTTTTTCGACTTCGCTCATGAAAGTTATATCATTCAAGGCTTTCCAACGTGCCGCCCGTTCTAACGTTAGAGCCGGAATGTCGTCTTCGTCCGCTATAATGCGTAAATCGTCGCCGTACCAATCCGCTAACCAAGTGCCGAGGCTATCAGCGGTTTTACGCACCAGAGGCAGAATAGTTTGCCGCCAGAACGCCAAATTAGCTTCTTTATAATTGGCGTAAGTATTGTCGCCGGGTATGCCGAGCAACATGGGCGGCACACCAAATGCCAGAGCAATTTCCCGTGCCGCCTCACGCCGCGCATTCAAGAAGTCCATATCGATCGGACTCATGCTCATAGCTTTCCAATCAAGACCGCCCTCTAGGAGAAGTGGTCGCCCAGCCGCCCCTGCCCCAGAATGTTTGCTGTCCAGTTCGGATTTTAACCGCTCGAACTGTTCTGCGCTTAAATGTTCAGAGCCAGAGGTGCCTTTATAAATTAATGCCCCACTTGGACGCGCTGAATTATCAAGCAATGCCTTGGTCCAGACCCCGCCGGCATTGTGAACATCGATTGCTTTGGCGGCAGCAGCAAGCGGTGAGAAGCCGTAAATATCATCCGTAGGGTGAAATAGTCGTGCATGATGAATGAGTGAGCGTCCACTATTCGGGTCAGTCGTAAAGCGCCGTTTTTTACTACCGACCTCATAATCCCATCCAGTAGGCCAGCCCTTATGGTCGGTCACGACCCGCATTCTGTCCGGCCGTAAATTAAATAATGCGACAAGCCGACCGTCGACAACAACAGCTTCCAGGAAGCTATCACCGCTCAAGTGCAGGTAGCTATAAAATGCTTCAAAAAATTCTGCACGGGAAATCTTGGGGCTTGGTTTGCGCAGTAAGCGCACCGCTGGGTTATCCCCAATGCATTCATTGTCATCCCGTACACATAACGGCACCGATGCCGCCGCTTCTGCTATCAAGCGTATGCAGCGATAAGCAATAGCATTTTGTTGGTAACCTTCACGCGCCAAAGCAGCGTAATTGCGCGGGGTCCACTTAGCGGAATGGGCAGAATGGGCGGAATTTGCCAATTGTAAGGCCACTAGAGGTAATGCGGAATTGGTATTCGATTTAGTTTGCGGTGAACGAACAAACGCTGCCTGCAGCCAATTTTTCATAAGATATCCACGGTTTTGATTTCAACTTGGTTTTGGAGTTCTGAACTGTAGCTTTTCTTTAAGCCCAGTTTCTGACCATGGATGAAATCTACCCCAGCTTGGAGAGCCGTGGATCTATCTATTGTGTTTTTTCATAAACATTTGATTTTATTGAATTTTAAGCGGCACCCATCAAGGATACAGTTTGGATACGTTCACCTTTGCCGATATAATTCATCGCCAAAGCATAACTCTTACGGGCATCAAGGCGCAGATCTTGCTCGCCGACCATGGATGCAATTGTAATGGCACCACGGTAAGCAACAATAGCCGCTTCAATTGCTGACATGTCATTTTCGTTTTTACCAATGTTCAAAAGTACATCACCAAGTTTTTTCTGCACGCGGGCAGTATCAATTTGAACTGTGTCTTGAAAATAGTATTTTTCCGACGAACGCAGGGCATTCACAGCGTCAATGAGCGGTTTTACTTCGCCAGTTTCATGCGCTAACGCAATCATGCGCAATGCAATTTCGCGGTTAAGCTTGGTGAGTTCAACAGTGGCGTCTTTGTGCCTACGTAGAATGTTGAACTTGTGGCTCTTTTTCTGAGCAATGGCCAT